GTAATGGAATGGATGATGTCAAATGTTATGCTTAGATTTGACCCTGCTGGAAATATAAAAATAGATAAGGCGAAGTCAACTGAAAAAGTGGATGGGCCTGTAGCGATGGTAATGGCATACGCTCAAATAATGGTAGAAGATAAACCAACTATTTACACATCTGGTGAACGCCAACAAGGCTTATTAATGTTGTAGAAATGTACCTAATTGACAAAATAAAAATATCAATTATGGAAAAGTTAATGACTAAACAAGATTACGCCAAACAAGTCAGGCAAATTAATTCAATCGATGGATATTTTAATAGATTTTATGAATTATCGGGAGAATGCAAAACACATCAAGAAGCATGGTTAAAATTAGAGGAAGAAAGAGATACCTTTGGACTTGATGAAAAATATAAGACCTACGATAGTTTTCGAAAAGCTAAAAGCCTTTACATGGTAATTAGGTTTGTGTAACCTGTTACCAAAAATCCATAACTTCATGCTTATCTGATTTATATTTGCCGCATGGGAATAATTAACTCCATGCGGTCTTTTTTTTCAAATACTCGCGCAAGTATTGAAAATCCTAACACTCCTTTAAACGGTGATACCTTAGGCGCACTTTTTCAGCGTGGTTCTACTGCCGGTGTTGCGGTCGATGAATATTCAATTATTGGGCTTCCTGCATTTTATCGGGCTACTCAAATACTTGGCGGTGTTGTTGCATCCATTCCTTTTGATATTATTGAAAAACAAGAAGATGGATTTGTAAGGATAGCAAAAGACCATCCTAATTATAAGGTAATTTCACGCGAACCATCGGAGTTATATACCTCACATACTTTTTTTAAGACAATGGTATTACACTATTTGTCTCATGGTGCTTTTTACGCAGCCATTAATAGAAATAGCATAACCACAAGAATAAACTCATTCACTATTCTTAATCCTACTAAAGTAGAGATGAGTTATAATAGTAGGAATGAACTTGTATTTAAAAATAAAGAAAATAATAAAACATATAGGAGCGAGAATATTATCTACATACCTAATCTTGCATGGGATGGCGTTAAAGCTTTGTTAGTGCCAGACGTTCACCGTGACAATTTTGGGCTTGCTTTAGCGAATAGAAATTACGGTGCCAACTTTTATAAAAATGGTGCGCATTTAAACGGTGTTTTAAAACATCCTGGAAGATTAACAAACGAGGCATACGACAGATTAAAATCTTCTTTTAATCGTGCTTTTGGAGGCAGTCAAAATGCTGGAGGCACTGCCATTTTAGAGGAGGGAATGGACTTTCAAAAAGTTGGGCTTAATCCTGCCGATGCTGCATTTAATGAAACTAAGAAAGCTACTATTTCAGACATAGCGAGAATTACAGGCGTTCCGGGTGTTTTGTTGGAAGATATGGATAAAGCAACTTTTGGTAACATGGAACAGTTGAGCCAAATGTTTGTAAACTACACAATAATGCCTCTTTGCGAAACGATAGAATCTGAATTTAACCGAAAGATATTTTTTGAGGTTGAGAAAGATAAGTTTAGCACACGATTTAATCTTGATGGATTACTTCGCGGTGACGTTGCTGCTAGATCTTCTTATTATACTACGATGCGTAATGTACTAGCGATGTCACCTAATGAAATAAGGATTAAGGAAAATATGAACCCTTATCCGGGTGGAGATTCTTATGAATTGCCTTTAGCTTCTAATATTAAGATAGAACCAACAAACGAAACTATAAACAACGATAGTAACGATACTAACGATTAAAATATATGGAAAAGAGAAGTATAAATTACGAGTTTAGGGCTATGCCAGAATCTCGCACAATCGTAGGCACTGCAACAGTGTTTAATTCTGCTTATGATATGGGTTGGTATGATGAGGAAATGAGTGCGGACGTATTTAAAAATTCTGATTTTTCGGACGTTGTAGCATTATTTAACCATGATGCAAATATGGTTTAGCTAGAACAAAATCAGGTACCTTAAAATTAAACTTAACCGGTAATGCTTTAGAATATTCTTTTGAGGCTCCAAATACTTCTTTAGGTAATGACCTTTTAGAAATGGTTAAACGTGGCGATGTTTACCAATCTTCATTTGCTTTTAGCGTAGAAGCCGAAGATTGGCAGGAAAGAGAAGGTATGAAACCTAAAAGAGTCATCCGAGGCATTAAAAAAGTGTATGATGTTTCTCCCGTTACTTATCCTGCTAATCCAGATACAATGGTGGCTAAAAGGAGTTACGATTCTACAAAAGAAATAGATAAAGATTTACTCAAAGTGATTGATATATCAGTTAAATCTGAAATTAATATACAAAACGAGTTACGCAGGAACGCCCTGCATTTATTAAATTTAAAAACAAAATAATGAACTCTAAATTGCTGAGAGAAAAGCGGGCTTCCGATTATGCTATAATGGAAGATTTGCAAAAGAGAGCATCAGCCGAAGGCCGTCTAATGAATGCCGAGGAATTGGCACAATGGGACGCAGCCGATGCGAACTTTAAAAACTATACGGAACAGATTTCAAGACTTGAAAGATGGAACGACATTAACACCGAAGAAAGAGGCGTTAAAAACATTGAGGACACTATAGCTGCTTTGCCAACTGATAAAAGAGAGATTGTAAAGTCTCCTGAATATCAGGTAGCATTCATGAAAGCTATTGCAAAGAGAGAATTAACTAGCAAAGACCAATCTTTGCTTAAAGAAATGAGAGGTACTGCTACCATTACCACTTCTGAAAGCGGTTTAGCTGGTGGTTTTGTTATCCCTTACCAATTCTCCTACGAGCTCGAAAAAACAATGGCTTACTACGGCCCAATGTTACAGGTATCTCGTGTAATTACTACTCCGCAGGCAGGTACTTTGTACTACCCAAAAGTGAATGATACCGGAACAACTGGTTCATGGCACACAGAGGGTGGAGCGGTTACTGTTCAAGATATGACCTTTAAAAGAGAAACTTTTGCTGCTCACGTCATTAACACTTTGGTAAAAGTGTCTGTAGAATGGGCTAATGACGAGTTCGGTCTATTGAACACAGAATTACCTATTATGTTGGGAGAGCGTTTAGGTAGAGGCTTAAATACAGCGTTTACTTCGGGTGATGGTTCTGGTAAACCTACGGGTTTTGCTGCTAACACTACTCAGGGTGCGGTATCTGCAAGCCAAACGGCTTTTACTGCATCAAACTTAGTTGACCTTATTCACTCGGTTGATATTGCTTACAGAAATAGCCCTTCGGCTGCGTTTATGATGAACGATACTATTTTAAGTGCGGTAAGAAAACTAAACTTAGATAATAGTAATACAACCTTATTTCAACCATCATTGAGAGACGGTATTCCAGATAGATTGTTGGGTTATAATTTCTTCGTAAATAACGATCTTCCTGCAACACAGGCAACTGCTGCAAAGATTATTTACTTCGGTGATTGGTCAAAATACCTTATTCGTCAAGTATCTAACAATGTCTTAGTGCCATTACGTGAAAGGTTCATGGACGAAATGGAGTTAGGATTTTTACTTTATGCGAGATATGACGGTAAACTTTTACAAGCTGCTGCCATTAAGCACTTAGCTAATAAGTTAACCTAATATATAAAAAATGGGATGGGTAGCAATATCCATCCCTTCTTTAAAAAATATACAATGGCTTGGAAAGTAACGACACAACCATCTTTAGAGGTTTGGACGTTAAGCGAAGTAAAAAATTATTTAAAGGTAGATACTTCTGCCGATGATACTTTAATTACTACTTTGCTACAGTCGGCTCGTGAAGTTGCTGAAAGGTATCTAAATCAGGCATTAATTACTCAAACGATTACGGAAAAATTAGATAGGCTAAATAAGCCTATTATTTATTTATCCGTATCTCCCGTTATTTCCGTTACATCTTTCCAATACGCAGATAGCCAAAACACAACACAGACATATAATAGTAGTAATTACATTGTAGATAATTTTGAAAAGCCTGCCAGGCTATCTTTAGCCTACGGTAAAACATGGCCTACACTTTATGGAAATATAAATGATGTTACTATAGTTTATACGGCTGGCTATGGAGCGGCTGCATCGAATGTGCCTATGCAAATAAGACAAGCCATTTTAATGATGGTAGCGGATGCCTACGATAATAGAGAGGATTATGTAAAAAAATTACCTACGGCTTCGGAGTATTTACTTGATCAATATCGCGTACAAATACTATAATGAGATATAACAAAAAAGAAGAGATTGGAAAACTACGGGAAAGAATCATAGTACAAAATGTTACTAGGGCTGCCAGTACTACTGGTTTTGGCGTTGAATCATGGACTAATTTTGTAGAAGTTTGGGCAGTGGTTGATTACAAGGGAATAAACAAAGAAGAAGTTGAGGGTGGTAAAATAACAGCTTTATCTCAAATAAGAGTTACCTGCAGAAATAGAACTGACATAAACGAGCAACAAAGAATTATTTGGATGAACAAATATTACCAAATAGAAAATGTACAGATAAGTGCTGATAATATGTATTTGCATTTATTTTGTTCATTTGCTCAAAATTACGCGTAATGTCAATATCAAGAAGTAAATTAAATAGGCTTAGGGCACTTGAAAACGAGACCCAAAAGAAAACAACTAAAGGAGGTAAACTCTTTAAGATGTACAACTTTGCTAAGTCTGTTACCGAACTTGATGACATGCTAAACAAAGTTACAAAAGAAAAGAGGAAAGAAATATCTGACGCAGCCGCTCCAATAGCATTAAAGGTGTATAAATCATTTGTTCCACGTTCTAATAAACCACATAAGTTTTATTCTCGTGGAATGGAAAGAGGTAGTGGCCCTAAATACAAT